GCAAAGTCCTCAACCTTAAATCCAATACCAACTTGATCAGGGCCAGCAGTATTCATTACAAAGCTAATAGCTTGCTGTACGTTAAGAATGTCTTCACCGTCCTGTGCTCTTGCCAATGGAGACATAAACTTAATAGCGACCTGGCGACCATCTAGCTCAATAGGAGTAATGATACCACGACGAGTAAGAATAGAGGCCACACGCTTAATGATTGGAATCAATACTTCGGTCTGTAATCTGCCGAAGGCAGAGCCGATGCGTTTTGCCAATTCACGCGACTCGATGGCAACCTCAGTGGCGGATCGCACAGCACCAGTAGGATCACGAAGATCGTTGAATAGGGCCTTCTTGATCGACATTTGCATTTCATTGATCTGGAACTGGGCAAGTTGTAAGTTCGATCCTGTATCTAAACGCTGTATTGATGGGTTGCTGCTGTTGTTAGAACCAACTGGAATAACAATGCCTGGGCTTATATTCAAATTGTAGGGGTTAGTTACACCATCGTCTGTTGCTGTGTACATACCTGCTAGGTCAATAGCCGCCTTCTGGAGTACAAACTCCTTGGCCTTGTTCAGTGAGCGTACGTCTGGGAGTGCCTGTAGTGCTGGGCCACGACCTCTGATCTCACCAGCGACCTTACTATAGCGACCTGTCACCCAAGGGCTAGATTCGCCAAAGTCTTGCATCCAGCTAATGCGGTCTTCAGTGGCTACCCATACGCAACCATAGTAGGTCTTACTCTTGGGCATATAGACAACACCCTCGCGCACATCGACATCAGTGTCTGGCTTATCCTTGATGACCTGCTTCATCTTCTCTGATGGTTCAAAGCCTTTCCAGTAACGCTCTAGGTTACGAGCCTTTACCTTAAATCGTCGCCAGTGCGTTTCGATATTACCCTGTGGGCCTTCCTCAAATGCTATTCCCTTCTGCGGAATGGCGTTAAAGATAAGGGGCATCTCGTCGCTCTCGTCTTCATCAATACGAAGTGTGCCTGTACCAATGAGTAGATCGAGGGAATGCTCATAGAACTGAGTAGCAAAGTTAGATCGGTTGATGTAATCAAAGATTATCTCGGCCTGATTCTGCAAGTTACCCTGTATGTCTTCTAAGCTGACATCAAAGTTACCTTCTTCTAGCTGCTTAACAACTAGATCAGATGGCTCAAAGGTAGCCCAGCGTGACCAGATAGGAGCAATGTTTTCTTGTAGCTTGCTTGCGCCTTGCTGGATTGCCTCAAGTGCAGTAGAGTCAAAGATGCGATCCATCTTCTGCTGGCCTGGAGCATAGTCTTCAAACAGATTGCGGTTGGGCAGAAAGTATTCATAGGCATCGTCTAACGTACTGTGCCACATGGAGGCACGCTTAAATGCGTCATTCTCTCGTCGTTTTAAGTCCGTCAGTGAACCAAGCTCTTTGGGTAATTCCATTATTTAACCGCCTTACCTAACATTGTGAGTCCAGCCGATTTTTTATTAACAGCGCCTTTAGCGGCATTTCTGGCTGCTTTGTTGACATCTTGAGCTTTGACGAACCTTCCCAATAAACCAAATGCTCCTCTGTCCGATACAATCTTACCTCCAACATTCTGGAAACCGTCAGTAATTTGTCTTCCTTGTGGCCCTTCAGCTTGCTCAATAGGACGACCAAGTAAGGATGCCTTGCCTATTTTCTTTTGTGCAATAGACTTTAATCTACGTTCGCTTGATGCTGTTTCTTTATTAAGCTGCTCTCGTTGCAGTTTTTCCATTGCTTTCTGTTCTGCTGTTGGTTTTGGTGCTTTGCCGCTGCCCATGCCTTACCTCTGCATATATTTGTATAGTTGATAGGGAGTCCATACAAAAGGATGGTTAATACCTAAGAACTGCTTAACATGACCAACACAAGTATTGAGCATGAATAACCTTTTCTTATTGTCCTTTTTTACATAACTCACGGTTATATCTGTTGGCCCAATTATATCATTTATATGGTTGACATTATACACCCTAACCTGCTCTGTCACTTTTTCGTACACAACATACTGCCCATTAGAAGGCTCAATAACTAGGCAATGTTGGTAGTCATTGTGCAGGAACCTAGAGTACCACCGCCCTGTGTTACCTTTAAATACCACATAGGCATTATCAAAAGACACTAAAGTTTACCTTTGCTGTGTGTGGTTTTGCGAAACCCTGATCTCGACGGAGAGCAGAGCGACCTTCACCTTCACCTTGCAGGGCATACTCAAGTGCCTCTACTGGGTGAGAGTATTCATTCTTGTCTGGTTGATCACTGTAGCGTTCGCCACTCGTTTGCACACGACGATAACAGAAGCCACCCTGTAGACCTTTGCGTATCATAGAGGCTTTGGGCAGGACAATGAAGCGAGGCTTACCATCCATGCACATCTCTTTCATGGGTACTTCTAAAGCGGCTCTGCGTTTCAGGGGATCATTAGACTCTGTTGGTTGACAGGGAATACCAGCGGCTCGCATGATCTGAAAGGGAGTCTCACTGTTGGACTGATTCTTATTGGAGCCAGAAGGATCACCCCAGCCCTTAAAGTTGCATCCAGGATAAGTCTCTTCAATATAGCGTTTTAGGGTAGGCGCAAAGTCTACTGCACCGGAATCAGTGAGTACCATTTCATCAAAGCAGACCCAGCGACCGATAGCAGTACGTTGAAGAAAGGCACAAGCAGGTGTACGACCAAAGTCAAAACCCAGAATGATAGGAGTGTCCTTGTCCGGTGTGAAGTCCATATGGGATGCGTGAACAGAGTCCGTATACATTGGGTGAACCGGCTTGCCGTTAGACACAAAGCCGTACTCATTAGCAAGATTAACTTTAATCCAGTCATGTGTTTTACCTGATAGTCCGCGTTTGTAATAGTTAGCAGGGAGGTTAGGCAGGTTCTCCGCCCTATCGTTTACCCTCCAAGTTTCCCCATCTTTGAACACACCACCTGGTTGACGATGGAATGCCCAGCCTTCTGGACGCTCAATTTCTGCCAGCTTGTAGTACCAGTGGTCTTCATCAGGTGCGTTACTGTCACCCAGCACGCCATGATGCGTAGGTTTGATTCCCTCCTTGGGGGAAGGATAGCGACCATGACGTAGGTCAAGCATATCGAGAACGGCCTTAGAATGCTCTTTCGTCTCGTTTAGCCACACCCATGTACACTGGATACCCCTAGCCTTCTTAACGTGTTCAGGGCGGTCAAAAGCGATGAATATGACCTCGCATTTAACTGAGGTGCCATCTTCTAATCGGAAGTTGATGTAATGGGTAGGTGGTTCTTTGTTACCCTGACGGAATGGGCCAAGGTCTTCGTGAATCTCTAGCCAGTCTTTAATGGTGGTAGAGAACAGTTCTGAGTAAGTGTTTCGGCAGGCAATGATACGGCTAAGGCGTACACCATAGTTCTTGTGTCCAGGAGTCATGACGGGCTTCTGCTCGGTCATCAGGTCGAATAGCTTGAGGATAGTTTGAACAGTCTTACCGGAACCTAGTGGCCCCATGATGAAGGAGTTCTGAGAGCGGCAGTCAGCGTAGTCTTGCAGTACTTGCCCTTGTGGCCCCATGCAGTATTCAATTGTTGGCACTATTTCTTGCTCCAATCTATTTGGTCGTACATCGACTTGTACTTGGCGCGTGTCTCAGCAGTTGACGTTCTGTTGCCGCTACCCTTACCACCGTTTAGGTTAGCATGGTGATTGGGGAAATGTTCTTTCTGTGTTTCTTTGTCTAGCTTATGTACCAGACTCTTACCTTTAGCCATTACTCTTCTTCCTCATCTTCATCGTCATCTACAGCGGCATTTACTATTGCCTCTACCACAGGGTCTACCTCTACAGCCTCGGCCTCGATAGCAGTACCATCAAAGCGTTTACGTTGGATAGCCACTACAGCACCCTCGTCAGCTCGTATCTCTACAGCCTTTAGCTTTGGCTCAGTGTACTCAGCAACCTTACTCCAGGCATTAACAGCAGCATTAAGAGCAGTGACATCACCTTCTTCCTCAGCAATGTAGTCCAGCTTACTAGCAGCTTCTGCCATCTTCAAGATAGGGTGGAATGACTCACCGTACATATCCTGTAAGCGGGCCAGTAAGAACTTCTTATTCTTGTTGGGTATCCCTAACCTAGACATATATGACCTTTACACTCGTGAATGTTGTTGTTTTTCAGTTTCTAAATAGTCATCTGACATTCTATCTTCTACAATATAAATCAAATCAGTCATACCAACTTGGTCTCTATAAAAGAGATACACTGCAAACAACTCAATCAACTCAATATCCATCTCATGGACTTCTTCATCGGTTACTATTCTAATCATATTTCACTTCTTATTTTTCAGTAATTTTTTTTTGCGAGAGACATATATATATCTTGAACCGACGACCTCGGAGGGGGGGTACCCTTTAAAAAATCAAGATCAAGACTCATTCATTTGGCCGATTGTACATTTTTTGACCAATTGATGCAAATAGCCTATTGATAGCAGCCCCGGGCAAAGTCTTCCCTCATTTATAGCAGTAAATCCCTTCCCAGCAGCTGGGGGACAATATACCGGGACAAAGCCTATAGAATGCCCAGTCACTTTAATCCCAGCTTATTGATTCCCTTGACCTTTCCCTTTCACCTTCCCTTCAATTAGCCAGACCCCATTAGATAGCTGCAGCCACTACTGGACAGCTCCTTTCAATC